TCTGGGAAATCCAATTTATCAGCATCAAGCATTACGCCGCAATTATCACAGCTTATTATGTTCATAGTTCAGACTCCTTTTCTATTATGCAGTTGTTGGGCGGATATGCTTGTTTATACCCGCCCATTAAAGATTATCGCTTAATTAGACGACGACCGTTGTTTTCGTCATCAGCAATTGCAACGCCTGGCACGTAAGTTAAAGCCTCTGCAACGACATAACTACCGTCTGGGTTACGCTGTTGTGTTGTAACTTGAACAATACATCCGTGCCCGACATCCATAGCCTTGGTTGATTTCATCCATCCTTCTTCTTGGCTCGATGCCTTAAAGAGTAATTTGAATGAATCTCCATCTCCAACAACGTTTAAATCACTGACATTTTTGTGTGCGCCAAACACATCTGAATTGTGCAACGTTTTTTCTTTCATTGCATCCTCCTATGAATTATTTTACCGTCCAACAACTCATTTAACCTGACCGAAAACGCCGGACGGTTTTTGCGTTCACGGTCAAGTATTTATTGCGTTTTCGGCAGGTTAATTCTGCCGTTATACGCCTTCCGCTTTTATTTCTTCTAATTGGTCAATCCAGTCTTCTACCATCTTAATTACTTTTTCAATCCTGGTAACATCAGGTTTGAGGCAAACGCTTTGCAATTCCTCATAGATTTCCTGTAAAAAATCTAAATCCTCCTGCAAATTTGGCGCATAACAAGCGTATCAAACAGGCCTCGAGCAGTACTTTTCTTCGGGCTATCCTCTTTCATGGTTTGCTCCTTAGCTTAATTGATCGGAGAGGCCTATACAAAACATTATACCTCCACCCCATCCTTTTTAAGCAAGCCCTTAGCGATAGCCTGCATGTCTTTTAGGTGTTTTTCTGTTGCGAGCAGGCTGCCAGCGCTTCCGCTTCCTTCTGATGGTCTAAGGCCGCAGTCCCACAGCTCGTCCATTAGCAGTTGTGCCTCATTCATTCGCAATGTCATCGTTGGTTCTGGCATTACGAATTCAGGGTCAATGGTTTCGAGTACGAGTGGTTTAGCAACAGCTATTTTTCCATCAGGCATTCTCTGTATTACAGTCAAATCAATAGCGTTTTTTACAAAAATCTTCTGTGCTCTTATCTCTGTTCTCATTTTATTCCCCAATATTATTAATTGGTTTGTGATACCCCTTCATCAGAGACAGGGTTTTCATTGTTCGGAACATCTTTAAGCCAAACATCAGGGGCTTCTAAGTATTCTGGCCTCCCGCCTTCAAAAAGTGACAAGGCAAAAATCATTCCGTTAGCCATGCCATGCATATATGGATCGTAGTTCCAGTTCCCATCGCTACATTGTACTGCAAGCATTTCTTTCAATGTTTTTACCCTTTTGGCATAATGGAGCGTTTCAGCAGGTCCACAGCACGCCTGATCTTCGGTTATTGTTTCTTGCTTTTTCATGTTTATTTCTCCCGTTATTAGTGCATGGTCTGACATTCATCTCTCGGCTATATCGGGTTGCATGGGGGGATATGTAGGTTGTTATAATGCTTCTATGTCTATTCCACACTCTATTAGCTTGCGCTCTAAATTAGCAATATATAGCAGCATTTCAAGTGATGTTGACGCCGCAACCATTCCGTTGAGTTTTACCTGCAAAGTCGTTTGTCGCTTAAATTCTTCAAGTCGCTCTGATGCAATATAGCAAGGTGCTGCACTTGACCTTTCGGGCCTACGTGCTTTTCCTGTTTCCGGGTCTAAGTGCGCTGGAATATAAACCATGACATTGTCCTCCTTTATGGGCAAGTGGGCTTATCGTTGATAAATGCTTCGTATATCTCATTTACCTCCTTATTGTGCTCATCGGCCCCGCAATTACATTCATCCTCCAATTCATCATTACAGCATCCTTCCTCAGACTTAGGGCATGAATAAAAACAATCGTCGCAAGAATAATGTTCTCTCAGGGCAAGTTTTCGTATTTTTTCAACCACCCGACAAGCATCTTTAAATCGAACATATACACCTGAGTTGTCGCCCGGCTTATTGCAAGAATAGGCCGGTCTATTACGTCCGTTGCAATCAAATTCAAAGATATCCATCATTTATTTCTCCGCTTCATCTTTCACATGCGTTTCGATAAATTTTACAAACTTATCGATATGGCTGAGAAAATCCTTTGTTTTTTCGCATTCTTTTTTCATTTTATTATTTTTTCCAATGATCGTATAGTAAATATAACGCTCAGTCTACTAATCTTGATGAGATCAACAGCGATCATCAAAGCTTCTTCTATGTCAAATTCTTTATGTTGTTTTGCGTTCATCTTTGCTCCTTTTTAGATGCCTTCGGGCTTACTCTATGTCAGCAAGATCCCTTTATCGTTATATCTATCTAATCATCCCTATAATATCTTTCACCGCTGCATATTCCGGGTTAAATATCGTTTGTCTAAATAGTCAAGCGCCACCTGCATTTCTTTTTCAACCATCTTTTACCTCCTTTTTTTGCACAACAATAGATCCGAGCCAACCCCACAAACTGCGGCCAGACAGGCAAATCTTGCCAGTTGTCTCAATCATTCTGTTTAATAATGACATCCAACAGATACGGGTTTTGGTTTTTTAACCTTAACAATTTTCACCTTCTTCTTTCCCATGCCCTCCCTTGCTATCTTCACCGCAGCTTCAGCGGGTGGAATTTTTCCTTTTGCAACGTCATCCATAAGTTTTAACAGTTCAGCATCGTTCACAGTTATTTCCTCCTTGTTAGTTTGCCATCCATCATAAATTTTACCGTCGTAATACAAGACATGCTTTTGCACTTGTACTGAATTGATTGGCTTAACCCGTGTGTCTGTTTGTAGTCCACACATGGTTCTAAAGTTGATATCCACCCCATCAATAACAGTATTTTTTGAACAGCCGTCAGTGAAGGGGGCATTTGTTAGCCCATACTTAAAACCCATCACTTCTGGTATATTCACAAAAGACTCATCGGCATGTTTCAGTTCCGCAAAGCGCACACTATTCACGCCCAGCAATCTGGCAAACTTAATATATCTCTCAATCTCTTTTTCCGTGTCTATCATCCCTGAAATACAATTACAATTAAGCCGGACCTTAACGCCGTTGTCAATTAAATAATCTATTGCAGGGGCCAACTCGCTTACTTTTATGTCCAGCCCTGTAATAACCCTGTTCTTCTGCATACAGTAATGATGTACCGAGATATTCACTCCATACACCCCATGTAGCTTACTCTCAGCAAAACATTTTGTAAGTTTGCTGCCGTTTGTCGTTAGCCACACTTTTCTTCCTGCTTCATTTAGCCTCGCAATAATATCTGGCAGTTTAATGTAAAGCGTAGGCTCGCCTCCGAGTAAAATTACATTTTCTGCGCCGAATGAGATCGCCTTGTCTGCTATGACATGCCAGGGGGCATTAAACTCAGGGTGGAAGCCATTTTTTTCTATACACCACTCACACTTTGCATTACAATGTTTCAGAAGATTAACTTCCAGCCAATCCGGAAAAGCACCGGCACAAAAATTAGCAGAACAAGGGAATGAAATTGGCTCTGTGCAGCGTCGTTCTTCGTTTTTACTTTTGTGGTTATTCATATTACTTTCTCCACTCACAATTTAGCGCTTAAATTGCACGGGTCAACTGATACAAATCGCTACACCTTTTTCAGTTTTTAATACATTCCACCCTTACTCTCAACTGTCATTATATACTCGCCAGATTTTTCATCCCTGTTAAACTCAATCCAGCATTTACATTGATCACAAATAGCGTAAAACTGCTCAACATCTTCGGGTTCAACGCGTCTCAGAACGCGATCACCGTCCTTGGTTTGAAAATTATCTACTTTTGCATGACAGGTTGGACATTCACATTCGTAGTTGACATAATCATACATTCCCATAATACCTCCTTTAAATAACAGCCGCTAACTGTACCCCTTAAATAACCATTTTAACCTCTGCATAAAATTTGCTTTTTTAGATTCTTCTACCTTTTTACGATACCGCCGCATCTCCTTGCTGATATTATCGTAAGATTTTTGCAGATTGTCCCACGATTCGTACATGATCCCAATTATACGCTCGGCTTGTTTTGACACTCCTACAATAATATCAGTTCCGTCCGACGGCCTGCGGAACCTGCGTCCTCTTATTATTTCAACGGGTTCCTGATTCCCACAAGGGAAAACAAGCGTATTGGGAGATTCCATAGGGAGTAATGCAACCTGATCTCTATCTGTTTCGATTATTTCAATCTTCTTAATAATTATCATAACATTTGGTTTTTTGGATTATATGTTGATAGTGGCTTTTTATAGCTGTTATTTTGTTCATCACTTAACCTTTAAATCCCACTCCGGCACTGTTACGTCTGGTTCAAGCCCTTCTTTTGTTACTATATCCATTTCGATTATAGTCATCGGCTTGCCATGACATTCAGGCCACGGTTTTCCACGGTAATTTTCTGGGTTGATGTTTTTAGTCTTGCTGCATTTGTGGCATTTGAGCTTGCAAAAAAGACGATGCTTATCATTCACATTGCTCATTCTACCCCTCCTTTATCCATAGATAAATCATGTCCGCCTTGCCTTTGGCTATATAACACGATTCTGTGATTTTGTGGTGCGGGTCCGTGATTTTCGGCCAAGACTTGATCATTCCTTCTTTCCCAGCCCTTATTGCGCCCGATCTGATCGTTTTGTTCGATCCCCACTCCATAACAATAACTATGTCCCTGATCGTTACAGCGTGTTCGGAATAGAGAGTTTGGCATGGAATATGCCTTAATTCTGCTATATATTTGTGGATCGTGAACGGGATTGGGTATGGATAGGTTATTGGTTTCATTTTGATTGTGGGACAACTTTGATCGTCTCTCCTTTTTTTGTCTATTTGGTTTGTTAGCCGTACCAATCAATTGCTCAAATCAATATCCGGCAAAATGGCTTTCGGTTTGAAAATTACCTTGTAATGGAAAACGCTTGCCTGCGCTGTCTCAAGCTGTTCAACAAAATATGACACATTGTCAGATAATCCAAGGTAGTGCTTCTTGAACTCTGTGGGACTTATTTTGCAGGTAACTTCAAGTTGGTTGTCTGTATTGTCGGCTTTTATTGAACAAAGCCCCTCAATCGAAAGTAGGTATGAATCAGTAATTCCGTTGAAAAAGACAACCCGCCTGTTGACTTGGAACATATCAGCGGCTTTTGACAGGTTGTGTGATGCAATATCTGCATCAGTGGAACAGCCAGAAAGAAATCCAGCAGCTAACAAGGCAGTCAAGCCGACCGCCAGCACAGCGGCCTTTTTCAAGTTCAATCGTTTAATCATGGTTCAGTCTCCTTTCTTTGTTTTTTGCTGCCATTGGCGGCAGCTTACGCCAACCCCTTATGCCGGACTGTTATGTTTCACACAATATTCAGCCTTCACATTACATTCTTTGGGCTTGCCCGGCTTCGCGTCAAAATAAGCGTAAGCGTAGCACATTACCATGTCGGCTTTGTGCTCGTAATTTGCCGCCGGACATGACGGATCACTGTGTTTTTGATTCTTCATTGTATTCCTCATAGAGCGATATGATTAAATCGACTTCGTGTTTGATCTTTTCAAGGTCTTTGATGCCCTTCCCGCCAGGCTTGTCGAACCTGTATGCTCGCTTGACAATGCAGCCCGGCAGGAATTGCATCTTGTTTGCCGTGATAAACTCGATGGGCTGAATTTTTGCGTTCTTGTAATGATCCCCGCCAACCTGTCTTGATAGTGGGTTTTGTCTTTCACGGACTATCATCCTCCTGTGATAAAATTAGACATGATTGCTGGTGTTTATTAGCCATTTACCACGCTAAATATGTTAAAGTCAAGCAATTTTTTCCCATAAAATCAATTTTTTTTTTCATAAAATGTTACAATTTTGTAACATTTGCACGTAAATATAACAAAATTGTAACATTTTGCTTGACAAATAGTTATAAATATGCTTGGCTGTATAACAAAAAGTTATAATAGTGGAGGATAGAATGAAAAGGCGTATCGTTGTTCCGAGAAAAGAAAGCAAGTTTGAGGCTCTGGGATATAAAAATGTGAAAGAGATCGAGGGTCGGGGCGGATCGGTTCTGTTATTGATGGAAAAGCCCGAACCCAAGGTTATTAAAAAGGTAAAGCGCAAGGTTGTATCTAAAAAGCCGAAGGTAAAGGTTGACTTGCCCGAACCCAAGACAAACGCGAGAGGAGTTTTCAAGCGTGCTGGACACAACCCAACTGCCAAATAGATTTCCACGCAGCCTGTTCAACTATAAACTTGCCAATAAGATTTTGAGAAGGGTTATGCAGGGCGAGCCATTGCGTAAGGTTTGCGAAGGGAAAAGATTCCCTCAGTATAAAACCGTTATGATATGGTTGGCAAAGGGCCGCATCGACCCCAAGGATGTAAACGATTCCAATAAGCATTTTTATCAATTCCGACAAGCCTACCTGCAAGCCAAAGAAGCACAAGCAGAAGATATTTACGAAGAAATCAGAGAAGTCGAAGAAAGAATCGCGTCTGGCGAATTAACCCCACAACAGGGAAATGTCCTTCTGAGCTCCTTGCGCTGGAGGATCCAACACATGGACTTTCCGAGATACGGCGACAAGAAACGGGTTGAGGGGACAACCAGGGTAACGCATAACGTTGTAATTGAAAGAGAAGTAATTGAGGAAGTAAAAACAGTATCACCTTTAATGCTTGAAGATTCTTCGGATAATGAGCAAGAAACTTAGATATACAAGGCAACAGCTTAATATCTTTGAAGATTCGCATCGCTTCAAAACCGTTGCGAAGGGTCGGAGATTTGGGTTTACGCACGGTGTCAGCAATTACTGCATTGAAGCAATGAACGCTGACGATATCAAGGTTTTGTGGGGTGATACGGTTGCGGGCAATATTAAAAGATACATCACAAGATACTGGATGCCCGCATTAAAGTCGCTGTTTCCAAAAGATCACTATTATTGGGACAAGACGAACAACATCCTGCATATCGGTAAATCATTCTGCGATTTCAGGTCTGCTGACCGACCTGAAAACTGGGAGGGGTACGGATACGATCTGATCGTGCTGAATGAGGCCGGAATTATCCTTAAAAATCCGTATCTTTGGGGCAACGCTGTCCGGCCGATGCTCATGGACAATCCGAAATCACAGGCGATTATCGGTGGCGTGCCGAAAGGAAAGAACCTGTTTTGGGATCTATGCTCTCAAAACAGAGATAACTGGAAGCACTGGACATTCACGTCGTATGATAACCCCTTGATCAAGCGCAGTGAAGTGGACGAGCTTGTTTCGGAGTTGCGTAAAATCGGCGGGGAAGCGTTTGTCGAACAGGAAATCTTTGCGAAATTTCTTGAATCGAGCGAATTTCAATACATTGAAAACGAGATCATTGAGCAGGCTTTTCAAAGGGTTTACCCAAGAGGCGTTGAGTCCGGGGCCGCAAAAGTGTGTGGAATTGACTTTGCCCGCAAGCGGGATAGGGCGGTTATCGCAATGCGGCAGGGAGTGACGCTAAAAGGGTTTCACGTGGATCATCCCGGCGGAAGCCAGTGGTCTGTCCGGTTTGCCCGTAAAATAGTCAATGTTGCCATAAACGAGTTCGGGGCCGACCATATCTTTATGGATGAGGGCGAATCCGGCGGCGGGGTGATAGATATTCTTGATTCGTGGGGATACTCTCACCTTATCACGCCGATCATGTTCGGGTCTGAGCCGGACAACAAGGCCCTTTACCTTAATAAAAGAGTTGAAATGTACGCTGAGTTAAGGGCATGGCTCACTGAAAGAGGTTCGCTGCCAAGAGATTCGCTCTACGCCCAAGAGTTAAGGAAAGACCTTGAATCGCTCAGTTACGGGCATTCACCACGAACCGGCAAATTGAAACTCATGCCCAAATCAGAGCTTGCGCGGTCGCCCGACCTTGGAGACGCGCTCGCGCTTACATTTGCGGCTCCGGTTGCGTCAGCTAATGACATGGCGTTTTCTCAAGACCCGTATGAAAACACAAACACATCCTATGTGAGATAAGTATGGAAAATCCGCTATCGGAATATTTTAAGTCAATCAACATTGCGCCGAACCTTGATAAGACAAAGCTGACAAGAATCGGTTCAGACGTGATCGAGCGCTACGAACAGGATGAATCTGATCGTGAAGATTGGCTGAAAAGCAACGAAAAAGCGATCAAGCTGGCATCGCAGCACAGTAAGGGTGCAAAATGGGCTGGCGAGGACGCTTTTGACGTGATGTACCCGTTAATATCGACCGCATCCATCCAGTTTGCGGCACGAGCCTATCCCAATATCATAAAAAGCGCCGATGTTGTCAAGGCCAGCAGCCCAGCCACAAAAACGGATGAAATCATAGAGCGTGGAGAACGGGTTTCACGATTTATGAATTTCCAACTCCTCAATAAAATTCCTTCCTGGCCGGATGAAATGGATCAACTGTTGCACATTCTTCCGGTTATCGGATGCCATTTCAAAAAGACATATTATGGAACAAATGGAGCGATAAGCGAAAATGTCCCCGCATCCGATCTCGTTATTCCATATTTCGCCAAATCTCTAAGGGATGCCCCGCAAATAACTCAAATCATTACGCTTACCCAAAATGATGTTATTGAAAGGCAGCGGACCGGGGTTTATGTCGATACGGTTGCGGTTGAGGATCTTGGGTTCGCCCAGGATGAAAAAGACGAGCAGGTCTTTCTGGAACAGCATACCTGGATTGACCTTGACGAGGACGGATACAAAGAGCCTTACATTGTCGTTGTCCACAGGGAAACGCAAGATGTAATGCGAATTACAGCGCGGTTCAACCCTGATTCGGTTAAATATAATGAAAAAGGAGAGGTCTATCATATTGAACCGGTCAATCATTATACCCGCTACCTGTTTATGCCCGCATTTGATGGTTGCGTGTATGGCATGGGCTTCGGGCGATTGCTGGGGCCGATTAACACAACCATAAACAGTACGATCAACCAGTTACTTGATTCAGGGGCGCTGTATTCCCGGCAGGGCGGGTTTATTGGCAAGGATGTCAGGCTTGGTAAAAACCAGTCCATGTATTTCAAGGTGGGCGAATGGAAACACACTAGTTACCGTGGGGACGATTTGCGTAAAAATATCGTTCCTTTACCAACCCACGAACCATCCGGTGTTCTTTTCAGCCTTCTTAACCTGATGATTGATGCCGGTAAGGAAATGGCGTCTGTATCGGAATTGTTAAGCGGCGAACAGCGGCAAAGTAACGTCCCTGCGGCCACAACTCTTGCCTTGATTGAACAGGGTTTAAAGGTCTTTTCGGGAATATACAAGCGCATATACAGGTCATTAAAGTCTGAGATCGACAAAATCAGAGCGATCAACAAGATTTATCTTGATCCCGCAGAATATGCTGCTGTTATTAATATTGAAGCCGATCCGAGGATTGACTTTTCTGCTGAGGACTTTGACGTAATTCCGGTTGTCGATGACACCGAGATAACCGAGATCCAGCGGTTGCAGAAAGCCAAGGCGTTGATGGAACTGAGAGGACAGGGGCTGAATGACACTGAAATTTTAAGACGCTACATGCAGGCTTTGGATATAAACAATATCGACGAGATTATTCCGCAAGAGCAGGAGCCAAGCCCGCAGGAGCAGGCCGAACTTGACCTTACCATCGCAAAGGCTGAAAATGAAAGATCGCAAGCCAAGCTGTATATCGAGAAGATCAATACCGAAATTGTCGAGCAGAATGTGAGCCAGGCCGGGGTTGCTCTTGATCGACGCAAGCTCAAAATGGAAGAAGCGAGAACCGCAAAAGAGCTTGTGCATGGGCCAGATGACAAGGGGCCGAGGCAGGAAAAACGGATTGAGGAAATGACCCCGGCCTCAAATCGAAGGGATCAGAAACAGGCATATCGTGAGGTCGGGATGAAGTCGGATAACGTGCGAAGGAGGGAGAATGCCTGAATTTACGAGGGACGAGATCATCGAGTTTATGGGTTCTCCCGTGTGGCTCAAGATAACATCGGCCTTAAATGAACAAAAAAAAGCGCTGATGGAAAGACTTTGCCTTGGGGGAATCACCGACTTCGCCTCATCCGATAAAACCGCTATGGCTTATATCGAAGCCTCAACCGAAATAAGGATGTATGATGAATTTATAAAACTGGACGAACTTTTGTTCGGACCGAGAAAGGAAGGAGGGTTTGAAGATTGAAAATTGAACCGAGGACAACGACCGTATTGATACGGCCGAAGAAGCTGGATGAAAAGCATGGGCACATTCTTATTCCAAAAAGCGCATTAGAACGGCAACAGGCTGCTGTAACCGAAGGAGAAGTTATCGCTATCGGCCCGGACGCATGGGACGGATACAGGGATAAGGGTGCAAAGGCAGGGGATTATGTCGCCTATGCTCAGTATTCTGGATTCAAGGTGGTAGATGCGGAAACCAGAGAGGAATATGTTCTTATGAACGATATAGACATCAAAGCAACGCTCAAAAGGAGTGAATGATCATGGCAGAAGAAGAAATTGTTTTAGACGGCGACGAGATTGCTGACACCGATGAAGCGAAAGATACGGAAGAAGAAAAAGATTCCGGCGGTAAAGATTTAACCGAAATCGAGGAAGCGGCCATCGAAATCGGATGGGACCCTGAATATGACGGCGAAGATGCGGTTGATGCAAGAACATTTATTATCAACAGCCGTGAGATTCAGGACTCTATGCGAAAGAAGAACAAGAACAGCGAGCGTGAAATCAAGCGACTGACAAAAGCGGTGGAGGATATTAAAAACTATTACCGCAAGCTGGATGAAGTCAGGGCGGAAAAACTGGCCGCAGAGATTGAGCGATTGAAAGAAGAACGCTATGAGGCCATAGAAGAAGGCGATATTGAGAAGGTTCGGAAGCTCGACAACAAGATCGACAAAACCGAACAGCAGGTGGAGCCTCTTATCGAAGATGATTATGACAACCCCGAATTTGACGAGTGGGTTGAAGATAATCCTTGGTATGGGGTTGACCCTGAACTTACCGAATACGCCGACGCGCAGGCGACCCTTGATAAATACAAGGGCGTCCCCTACAAGCGGGTTTTGAAGCTGGTTGAAAAAACAACCAGAGAAATGTTTCCCGAGAAATTCAATTCCGGGAGGCAGGCTCAATCCCAACGTAATATGCCGCCGAAAGTCGAAGGAAGAACGACCGGACGGAGAAAGCGCAAGCCGACGAAGGCTGATCTGACCCCAGAGCAAAGGGAGGTTATGAAAAGCATTATGTCGGTTAGCGATGACATGACAGAGGAAGAATATATCAAAGGACTCCAAGAAGCAGGAGAATTGTAAAATGGAAGATACGAATGTGAGTGTGGAAGAAAAACAGGAAGAAAAGCCGCGAAGAAAACGCATGGCGATCAAGAAAACCGATCCTGTTAAGACAAGAGTAGAGGAAATCCGTAAGCTCAGAGAGAAAAAGCGGATTTCATTAAAGCGCAGAGATGTTTTGGCTTATCCTAAAAGACCTGGGTTTGTCAGGAGAGTGGTTAATAATGTCCCCGGACGTATTCAGCAATTCGAGGATAGAGGCTGGTCTGTCGTAACCGGAGACGAGACCGGCGGGCCTTTGAGTGCCGCAGACCCCACAAAGCCGGGAAGCGCCGTAACCAGAGTGGTCGGAACCGGCAAGGACGGCCCTATAACCGGCGTACTGATGGAAATCCCGGAAGAAATCTATGCCGAAGATCAATGGGCGAAGCAAGAGGGGATAGACGCAACAGAGGACGCGCTGGAACAGGATCTGAAACGAAAAGGCGTTAGGTGGAAGAATACGAAGGTTGAAACCAAATTTGGAAAATAAGGAGTAAATAAAATGGCAAATCAGGATAAACCCTTCGGGTTGAAACCGGTTAGCTTTATCAGCGGGGTGCCGTGGAACGGTGAGTGCAATGTCTATTATTGCCCTTCATCCGATAGCGCGGCCATCTTTAAGCGTGCCCTTGTGACGCTTACTGGCTCGGCTGATGATACTGGCAAATACCCGACTGTAAAACAATATGAACCCGGTGATCCTCAATGTGTGGGTATCGCCATCGGATTTTCGACGGTTGCGCCTCAAATCGCAGCCGACCCATCCAACCTTAACCTTAAATACCGGATTGCAAGTACAAGCACATATATCTATGTTGTTGATGCTCCCGACATCGTTTGTGAAGTTCAGGAAGATAGCGACGGTGGCGCAATCGCAGCCGCAAGCGTTGGTCTGAACTGCGAACTTGTTGTTGGCAGCGGAAACACAACGACCGGGTTGTCGGCAATGGAGCTTGATTCAAGCTCGGTTGCAACCACGGCAACTTTGCCCGTGCAACTTTTGCGCCTTGCGGACAGGGAAGATAATGAAATCGGCAACCAGGCTAAATGGCTGGTGCGCCTGAATACTCACTCTTACCATCACAGCACCGGACTATAAGGAGGGATGAAAAATGACTATTACGACTGCCAGTTTTTCAAAAGCCCTCCAACAGGGCGTAGAGAAATGGTTTAACGCCGCTTATAAAGAGAAAAAGCCTCAGTATCCTGAGATTTTTCAGATTGACAAAACCGACAAGGCTTTTGTTGAGGAAGTCGGCGTTATCGGCATGGGGCTTGCCCCTTTTAAGCCAGAGGGGCAGAAAATTACGTTCGAGGACATGGAGCAGGGGTATATCGCAAGGTATGTTCCGACCACCGTGGGCTTGGGCTTTATTGTAACCCGTGAAATGCGGGAAGATAATCAGTACGCCGAGATTGCTTTCCGCCGATCTAAGGCTTTGGCGTTTTCCATGCGTCAGACCAAAGAGGTTCGTGGAGCAAACGTGCTGAACCGTGCGTTCAACTCATCCTATACGATGGGGGCGAACCATGACGGTAAAGAGCTTTGTGCCACCGACCATCCCAATTTTTCGGGCGGTACGTGGTCAAATGAGCTTGCTACCGCAGCCGACCTGTCCAGCACGGCACTTGAACAGGCGATTATCGAGATGTCCGAATGGACGACCGACAAGGGGTTGAAGTTCGCTTGTAAATCCGTCAAGCTGATTATTCCTCCGGCGCTTGAATTTGATGCGGCCACTATTCTGGAAAGCATTTTGCTTCCTGGATCGCCCAACAACGACATCAATGCCATTCGCATCACCAACAAAATCCCCGAAGGATATTCGGTTAATGATTATCTAACGGATGATAATGCGTGGTTTATTCTGACCGATCACCCGGACGGCCTCAAGATGAAGGTTCGCCGGAAGATGGAAATCGTAAGCGATTCTGACAGCGTGACTCAGAACGTGATGTTCATGGCAACGGAACGATACGACTTCGGTTGGTCGGATGGACATGGTATCTTTGGCACGCCAGGAGAGTAACCTTTATTATTGGTAGCAGGGATGGTTTTTTAATAATCGTTCCTGTTACCTTCCAGCATATCGGTTAAAATGAAAATACGTGAAATCAAGCCAAAGTATATCCCCGGAGACCCGTGGTGCTATTGTGATA